GATTAAGAATGAGTGGATCAAGAGGATATATACGCACAATAGAAGACATGGAAAGGCTGTACTACGGAGCAGGAGCAGGTGCTAACGCATGGGCTTATTCAGGTACAGACCTTTTGAAGGCAGATTCGCCTTTAGTAAGTAGTACCACAGGTACTTATCAAGCAATTTTTGGCCGTAAAGTATGGTCACAACTGAACCAAGAGTTCAATGCTTTCTCAATAATGCCTAAGAAACCTTGGGAAAAGAGTGGTTGGAGAGTAGTTACTGACAAGCCTGATAGAACAAAGGGTGGCGGAATTGCAGAGAACGGTACATTACCAGAAACTAGCAAACCAGTCTTTGAAGAAGTCAGCACAAAACCAAAGACTGTTGCACATACCTTTGACCTGTCAGAAACAGCAATGTTCCTAGCAGACAAAGATGATGGTCTTGGAGATGCAAGAGCAGTTATGAAAATGGAAATGGCTAAACATCACGCAGAGCATATCAATAGTATGCTATTAGAAGATGTAGATACAGTAGCAGGTAACAACTTTGAGTCACTTGACCGTTGTTTATCTAATTCCAATGTAGAATCAGCAACAAACTTTGTTACTGCTGAATCTGATCACAACCAATACAACCTTACAAGGGCAGGAGCAACAGCAGGTTCTGCTCAATGGTATGATGCTAACGTAGATGCAGGAGCAACAGGTACTGCTAGAGCATTATCTCTTAACATACTTGACGGAATGTTCCGAAGTGTATGGGAAAAGGGTGGACAACCAAAGGTTATCCTAACTGGCTACGATACTCTTGAAAAAGTACAACAATTATTACAGCCTCAGCAAAGATTTACTGAGATGAAGAGAGTTGTACCGGGAGTTAATGGAGTAAAGGGAGTTCCGGGTATGGAAGCAGGTTTCGTAGTTGCTACATACAACGGTGTTCCTCTAATTCCTTCTAAAGACGTTCACGCAGAATCAGGTGAATTATCAAGAATGTACTTTATGGACACAGATTACATGTACTTCTGTACTGCTAAACCTACACTATATCACGAATCTGGTATAGAGACAGGAGATCCATTCGGAATCAACAGGCTCGGTCAAATGGGTATGTTCCACACCATGGGAGAACTATGGCAACTATTCTATCGCGCACACGGTAAAGTGAGGGATATCGCCGCTTAATTGTGGTGAAGATGGAAAAATAATGGAAGTGAAATGATATGGTAAATACAAATTTAACAGGAAACGGAACAATAGTATTCGACAGCCGCCTATGGGGCGGAGTTGGAGAAGGAGATACAGCATGGCTACAAAGCCCTATGGGAAGTAACAGTGTTACGGGAACACTTAGTTTAGCAGTTGTTGATGTAATAGTGGCAGATGGAGATGCGGCTTTCGCATACGACTTAGCACTAGCAACAAATGTTGTGACAGGAACAGCACTTATCGGATTATTAAGTGCCCACAACATAACAACAGCCGCAGGGAACGCTTACACAGCCGCAGGAGCAGTTTCAACTAACACCTTGTTGAAAATGATACCACCAACAGGTGGAGAAAATAATGACGTTGTAAGGCTTACATTCTTGTACCGTTAAGGTGGTGCCTAATATGGCATTATCCTTACAATACACAGGAGCAAGACCGTACACCGAGTTAAAACTCTCAGGAGTGGTGTACGGTTTTGGTCGAGGTGCAATTCGTAGTGATATCCCTGAAGATTTTATAACAAGTAAAATAATTCCAATGATCTCCAATGGAGCAACTTCATGGGTTGTTATAGATGATGCAGAAGAAATCAAAACAACAAAGATGTTAGATGCAGTTAAAGAGGAACCAAAAGTATTGAAACCTAAGAAAGTAGTTCAACAAAAGGTTACTACACCAGATGTAGTAGCATTAGTTGATTCAGATGCTCTTTTAGAAGAACAAGGCTTTAGTTCTAAATTAACAAGGGCGCAAATGATGGCATGGTGTTCAGAAAGAAGTATATCAACATCCAATACTTCGACCAAAGCATCTATGACTGATTTAGCCCGCGAATATGTTGCGGGGCTTAACTAATGGTAGATAATACATCGGATATAGATGACGGCGTAGGTCGTTATGCAAGTAGAATTAGAGTGAACCGAAAGGTGATTACTCTTACTCCTGATGGCACTAACACAATGTCCACTACTATTCAGTTGAATGGTAAAATTGGAAGAGTAGTATTAGATGCTAGTAGAATAACATGTAATAGTAATGCAGGTACTACTGGATCATTAGAGATATCCATGGATATGCAAGATACAGCAGGAACTCCTGTTGAGTATCTTTATTGTGACGCTCTTGCTAACTTTGATGTTAGAACTGCTGTTACAGCCGCATACCACTTTCAAACATCTGAGGGCGGAAACAAGAATGCAGATGGTGGGGCTACAAGTGGATTACATTTTACTGTAACAGCACCTAGTGCAACAACAACTGGTGGAGTAACGATTGATGAACCTGCTTCGTGGAGTGGTTTAGTTTGTGGTGCAGTAAAATTTACTTTAAAGACTTCTAATGGAGTATTTTCAGCAGGTACTGCTAGAATAGTAGTCATACATGAGTAACTATTAAAAAAATAGTTCTTATATACGATTGACTCAAACCTTTAACTCATATGGCACTCACCGTAGCACAACTTGGACGAACAAATGTAGTAGGTAACAGATTAACTGTTGCCCTGAAAGTAACCCCTGATGATTCTTGGTTAGCGGCAGGAGAACCTCTTGATTTAACTACATATGTCAGTAATGTAGAATCTGTCAATATTGAATCAACTACTGGATATGTGTTTAGTTACGATAGAGCAAATAAAAAACTACTTGCTTGGGAAGCAGGAGCAGATGCGGCGGCACTTGATGCAGTAGCAAATACTACTGATTTATCAGCACTTAGTATATTCATCACAGTAACGGGTGGACGAGCCTAATCAGAGGCTTGTTAAATGGCATTAGAATTAGATGAACTTTGCTTTGAAGAAGCACATGAAATAGAGCGTAGGCGCAAGTCTCGCATGATGGAAATAGCAACTGATGAAGGTCAGATTGCAGAAAGTGATTCTCCATTTAGTAGAGATAATATTGCAAAAGGCGAAACCATTAATATGAAATTAAGAGGAAGGGAAAGATTTGACATTCAAAACATTACATCTGGAACAAGATGTTCTCATTGCGGATTGCTTCATTTCTGTTGGACTCCCCGTTGCGCAGGGTGCGGGGATGACATGGATTACAATCTAGGGAAACATACATAATTGGTGAAGGGGGATGAAGATTAATGCCAAGAGTATTTTCACCGGGGCATAGACCCGACCAACCTCTATATCCTGATGAGTTGGTATATACTACTGTGGCTAAGTTAGAGTCATATTTGCAATTACCAGAGGCTAAACCTACTGCTTTAGTAGATGCTACATCTGTCAATAGTGGATCTATCCGCATTCCTATATCGGGTAAAGATTACAGAAGATGGGGATTTGCAACAGGAGATAAAATAACACTCTATGATGATATTACTCCTTTAGGAAGTGTACTAACATTAACAGGTGTTGCAAATGCAGGTTCAGGAGGAGTCATATGGTTATTAGCGGCTAATCCCAGTGTAACTTACTCTAAAGCGAATAATGGATATGTTCAGCCATCATCAATATTATCAAACAGTTCCCAAAGAGGAATTTCTAAATCCCAAGTTGAAGAATTAATTAAAAGAAGGCAAGACTACATAGATAGGATTTGTAGAATAGCATGGAGGCCACGACTTATCGTAGATGAGTATCAAAACTTTACTACATTCAAACCATACCGCCGTAGATACTACACAGATTATGTGGGTGCAATATATCTTTCCCATAGACCTATTCAAAGAGTATTGAGGATGGGGGTATGGCAAGGAGATACATATAAAGAATTAGCATCATCTAAAATAATATTAAAACTATCCAATCCACATTTAATTAATGCCACAGATAAAATATTCTTTTGTCCTAATATCCCCCATACTGCTATACTTGCAAATGGAACAACAGGGACGACATGGGCTAAAGATTTTGGAGTGAAAACAATAGCAAGTGAAATTGGTAACTTAATTAATGAAGATGTCCATTCTTCAAAAACAGCAATACAGATTGGTACAATGACAGAAAAGGGTTCTGCATTAAATTTAAGTCATGAATTTTTGGCAACGGCTAACAGTGATGAAGGAGATGGGCAAGTATTTATTAGTAGTATGAGATCTACTGATGAAGGTCAAGATACAACGGTTGCAGTAACTAATGAAAGTTGCTTTTCCTTTGCTCAACATACAACAAATACTTCAACAGTATCATCAACAGGAAGTACATTTGCACTTGTAGATGCATCAGGATTTGCAGAAGGTAATGGATTGTATTATTATGGTTCAGGAACGGCAATTAAGGTTGCAAGATGCACAAGAAATGGAAATAACATTACCGTTGAAGATGATTTAACTGCATCTGGTTCATCTACCTTTGTAAATGGCTTAAGCGTAGATTTAGTAATTTCTCAATCTCGATTCAAGAGCGATGCAACTGACGAACAAAGACAAAAAGATTGGTGGTCAATGGAAGATAATGGTGCAATCATGTTTAACAACCAATATCCATTCTTTGAAAATCATAGCATTAAATTATCATATGTTTATGGACAAAGGTATCTTGACAAAGTTATCGAGGATGCTTGCACAAAACTTGTTGCAATGGACATTATGATGACAGACGATTATACCGCAATGTTTCCAGAAGGAACTCAAAATATAGATTTAGCATCTAAGGCACAAAAATTAGATGAAGAAGTTAAAAGAATGCTTATTCCATTCCAAGAATCTATTATTGTAGCAGGGCCGGGTGGTTAA